TATCTCCAGCAAGGGTAGCCCAGTTATCAGGGATAAAATCCCAAGTCTCAGGCCAGTTCTTTTTAAGCATTCCGAGCAGGTTGTCTTCTTCATACTCAGAAGCAACAACACCCACAGCAACCGAAGCACCAGCTTCAATACCACGCTCACCAACAAACTTCATAAAAGCTGTGTTGCCAAGGCGGTTGATATTAGCACTAGCTCCAAGTTTAGTAACTGCTTTAGATTGCAACGCAGCCGCCCCACGCATACCAAGATTTTGTAAACCCATGGTAGGGAGAACAACAGACGACACACTCCGGACAGTCTGAGCTACTTTGTTTTCATATTTACTTGCCTTAGGAATGTCTGGAATAAAATCAGGAAGAACAAAATTAGCAAAGTCAACTGCTGTATCGACCACACCAGTAATAGCTGCGGCGTCAAGTTCAGCACCTTCTTTTCTAATTTGTTCTAAATCAATGTTACCTTGGGCATCTTTGTATGGGCTCGTATCCGTAGATGGAGCCGGTGACTCTTGCGTAGGTGCGGTCGGGGCTGCCGTAGCAGCTGGTGCTAGGTCTTGCTCAAGCGCCATTTGCTCCTCTTGAGGGGCAGCTTCTCTCATTTCAATATGATCAATCATATCGTTAGAAAGTCTTGTCTGGCGCTCTTGCTCATCCAGCACATACTCCTCACCTATGTTAGAGTATTCTGTGGGATCTTTCATTGGTTATTGAGTAATAAATTCTTCTCGTGCAGACAACAAAGCAGCACGTACTTGGTCACGACTAATACTAGCTTTATTTACACCGTCGTCATAATAGCTACGACCATCTCTATATTCGATAGAAGCAAATTCTTGTGACAATTCATCAATAGCTGTTTCTATGTTATCACCTGTGCCTTGTAAAAATGCTGAAACATTCTCCCTACCAGGTTTGTTTAGCAAGGTTCCGACAAACATTTTAAGCTGGTTTTCTGGTGTAAACTTCTCGTCTAACGAAAGCCCAGCACGTTGTGCAGCCGTTTCAGGATAGAGGAACTGGTAGGCTCCTACTGCAGCTGACTCACGTCCATCACCTAGTTTTTCTTTTTGAAGCTCTACAACTTCTCTAATTGTCATATTAGTCATTTCCGGGTAATTTTCACCTGGAAACATTGAAGTAGGGCTACCTTCTCCACCACTAACTAGATTTGCTAATCCGCGCATACCAGTATTTTGTACCATGCTAGAACGCAGTGGCAGTTGATTGGTGAGAGGGCTGAGTGCCCGATCCATCTGAGCTTTAGATCCATTCTTCAAACCAGCCTGGAATAGCTTAGCACTTGCAAGCGGCAGGTTGTCCATCATTTGGACAGCAGGGGTCTGCTCTATTAGAGGTACATTTTCACCGCTAACTCTATTGTGAGCCATGATCTGACCATTCATAACTTCACTGTAAGTTACACCAAACATATCAGCTACCTGCATAGCCTCATCTGTAACCTCCATTGGCAGACCTTTGGAAGCTCGGAAAGAAGCCTCTTTCACTTGATTGTGATCCATCAACAAATAAGGTTGATCCACAACCTCACCTACAGTTCTATTTTGTGATACCCGAGCAATATATTCTGCTTTTTGTTCTTGCTCGGGATCTACTTTCCCAAGGTAACGGTACTTCCTTCCTGTAGGAGTATCTTCGTAAGCAAAGAAATTGTTAGGATCGTTGGTGTGAGCAGTTCTAAGTAAGTCTTCAGCATTTTTAATAGTAATTAGGGCGTTGCCTGTGGCTTTCAAATCTTTTTCAAACCATTTCCCAACGTCGATTTTATTAATCTCTGTTTGAGCATCAACGTCTCCAGCAAATTGAGATGAAAATTCAGCTAGTTTTGCACTTACTTCATCAATTTTGGTTTCAACAACAGGGTACTGCTCTCCGTATTTACGAATTTGTTGCTGCTCATACAGCTGGTTAGCAAGACGTTGGTTATCACGGTCGTCAATAGTATTGACATAAGCAGGGGTCAGCAGACCTTTTGCGGCCATCAACTCAATATCATTAGCCTGATCTTGCTTATTATCTTTTAGCGCTTGACTGTAGATATTTTTAACAATAGAAGGAACAGGTTGATCATAAAGCTTGGCGGAGTTTTCAGTCCACAAAGCCATTGAATCATGAGGTGCTCGTTGAAAATCAGCATAAATAGCATCCATGTTGTTGTCAACTAGCTCAAGCAAATCTAATTTGTTTTGCTCACGCTCATCCTTCTCTGCTTGCCTCTGCAGTTTATTTCGCTCAGCAAGAACAGGAACTACACGATCTGGACGGTCTTCGGCGTATGTTTTACCATTACCTTTTAAATCCAGGGACAGAAGCATTTGAGCTTGCTCTTCTGAAGGAGCGTTTTTAATTGCTTCATCCAACTTATCAAGTGCGTCTGGTCTGCCAAAAACACTTACGTTTTGATCATAAGCTTTAATAGCATCCTCAACATCACCACTAGAATAAAGAACTTGAATTTGCTCCCTAGCCTCTGCCTTAACAATTTTGAGTTGAGATGCTCTAACATTACTAAGCCGCTGTTGATTACCTTTTTCAATAGCATCAAAAGCTTCAGCAAGGTAGGCAGCCTTTGGATTACCCATTGTGATGAGGACATCTTCTTTAATACGATTCTGCAAATCACGTTGCAAATCCATATCATTTGAAGCTGCTAGACCTTCCTCAGTAAGAGAAGCTCTATCCATCAATGTATTGTACAAAGCCAGCGCTTGTCGGTTCTCATACACCTGTCTGGCAGCACCTACGATTGCAGGGTTAGCCACATGGTTTGTGGTAGTCTCAAGAGGATCTTCACCACTAAGGGCGGCGTTTTCACGAATGTTAGCGTTATGTACAATGCTACCGTTTGTTTGTGCAATACGTGCATCGTTTTGAGCGACAAGTTGATCGATGCCGAGATCTGCAATCTGTGCCTGAGCAATGTTCCGCTTAGTCTGACGGTTTGCTTCGTCAGCAATGACTTGTGATAATGTACCACTAAATTTAGCTAGACTTTGGAAAATCTCAACAGGTTCTTGTGTCTTTCGACCTTGACTTGCAATTTGATCTAGCTCTTGTTTGTCGCGTTGTTGTTGATTATATATCCGGGTTTTGAAGTTTTGTTCCTCCATGTTCCGGGTATATTCGGCGTTGCTTTGCATCGCTTGCAGGTCTCGCTGATCCTGCTCACGTTCTGCACGACGACGCCGCTCCATACCTTGGATCAACCGGTTGCTTTCATCACGCATCCGGTCAATAGCCGCTGTACTTAATTTTGGTGGAGCAAATCCCCGACTGCGTGCAGCGGGTTGATATTGGATACGTGCCATAGTTTAACTGTTTAAATTAACCGCGCGAAGCGGGTGTGCCTTGAAAAATGTTAGTAGCAAGATTATTAAGACCACCAGCATTAGCAACCGCAGCACCAGCAGATGCTACCCCTGCAACTGTGCCCACAACTTGAGTAGCAGTATTAAGTCCAGCAGCCCAGAGGTTTTCTTGCTGTGCTTGAGGAACAAACCCAGGAATAGCCTTCATACGTTTGACAAAGATACGTTTAGGTGCTTTTTTAGGTCTAGGATCATAATCCAAACGTTTAGGAAAGATCATCATACCTGCCCTAGTATTGACATCAGCAAACTGACGCTCTAAACCGAGTTGATTAACGTTACGTTCTGCTTGCTGAATTTTACTCTTCATATTCTGACGCATAACCTCTAGGTTACTTTCAGCTTCAGACTCAGCATTAGCGATAGCGTTGTCAATTCTTTCTAAATTAATACCAACACTCATCTCGGAAAGAGAAGCATCAGCCTGCAATTCAGCCATCTGTAAATGAGCTGATACATTTCTACCAGACATTTCAGTATCAAGCGCCATCAGACTACGCTGTAATGCTGCCATATTGGCTTGCACACCTTTAGCTGTTGATTTACCAGCCTGACCAAGTTGAGCAGTACCCATAGCAACCAAACTGTCAACCATAGCAGATTCCTTTTGCAACGCAGTTGACTTTGATTGCTGGTTCAATTCGTTTTGCAAACTTGCCATGCCGAATTGTTTTTTGCTACGAATACCTGCTAATTGAATACTCTGCTCACGCCGATCAAACATACCTTGAGTGTATGCTTCTTTAAGAGCAGACATTGATGCGTCATGTTCAAACTGTTGTTGAATAAAAGCTTCTTCAATAACATTTTTTTCAGCATCAATACCTTGTGCCATTGCTTTAGCGTTTAAACCAAGCTGTGCATTACCAATAGCTTGACTTTTTTGAAACTGTTGTAGTTGGGAAAGATATTGAAAATCTTGAATTTCTTTACCACGTTTCCAATTTCTAATGTTAGAGTCATGCGCAAAATTACGCTGGATGCGATAGTTTTCTTTATCAGCTTTGTCAAGTTTTTTGTTATGCTTGTTAGTCAGGTCAGCGATTTTTTTTTGATGTTTTTTAGCTGCCCTCTCATTTGCCCTTGCTGTTTTATTACGGCTATAGGCACCACCAGTAACTAGGTCTTTAATAACACCCAACTGCAGCTCAAGACCTGACTCGGCAAGCTGTTGATCCAGTAAATTTTCTTTTGGATTAAACATCAAGCCCTCCTATAGAATCGTGGAGAATAAATACCTTCCCACATCATTGACACCAACGATACAGGGTATGGAAAATCACTTGTCACTTTTAGTTCAAAATTAGTATTACGTTGATGGATGGGGACGATGAACTGTCTTTCAGCTTTTACAGGATTACTGTCAGCGTTGTAATAGTCACCATCGGTTGTATGTTCTACGTTTTTCCATTCGTTAGAACCATCGGCTTTTACTTTGAATCGGATAGCACCAGTTCTACCGACAGAAAATTTAACTCTTGAAATAGTTAGAGCAGCAGTAAAATCAGTTTCATTAGGTTGAGGACGGAAATAAAATTTAGGTAGTGTTACTTCAAAATCATAACCATAGCCTACGACAATACCATCGGCATAGTCAGTAAACTTACCTTTAACTTCAAAGTACCGATAACCTGTACCAGATTCCGTACGTTCCTCTGCTGTAGCATAGTAACCAGCGTCAGCATCGATTACTGAATCTGTTCCAACATCTGCCGTAGGTACGCTCAGCAACATGATAGCCTGCTTATCATCGATAGGTGTGTACGGAACGTAGATCTTTGTAAGATCATTGGTCGAATCATACACCACCGCATCGACACTTGCGTGCGGCTTGACGGGGCGTGTAGCCATGTCTAGACATGGATTACCTGTAGTGCTGGTTGCTGTCGCTACAACGTCTCCTGTGGGGATTTGGTCAAGCACGATTTTACCAAGCGTGTATTGATCTTCATGCTGCGACACAATGATAACATCGTCATCAATAATATCTACAGCCTGGAGAGTAGTAGGTAGTTCCCACTTAACCCATGCTTGGAATAGATCTTTTTCACCATTGTTGTAGAACCTGTAGAGGTAGATATAAGATTCATCTCTATCTGCCATCATAAGCACAGAGTTCTGCGGGCTAACCGCTAGACTATTGATGGTATCAGGGATCCACTCTAGAACTGTTTTACTAATATCAACTACAAGAGGGCTTTGTTCAATCTCCCGAAGTTGCATAGTAAACAACTTAGCATAACCAGGAACTGTATTGATAAACCCTGTTGTAGTACCAACATCCACAGGAGGGATTGTTGTGTCCATCTCATAGTTAGAAATAGCCCTGATAACTGTTGTTGTTGGTGTCAGTGTTGTAGCACTGGTAGAAAGCACTTGGAACTGCTGCCTAGCACTAAACAACAAAAGACCTTGCGGAGAAGGCAGGACATCAGTCAAAACAACAGGTCTAACACTGGCTACGTTTAAATCAACAGGATCTGAATCAACTTGTGCTAGTGCAGATCTAACAAAGAAATTAAAAGAATCATTAGCAGCACCAAAGAAGATGTTATCTTCCGAAAGAACACCAAACCTATTGTTGTAGAAGAAGGTTCCTGTAATAGTGTAACCGATGAAAGAGGGTGTAGGGTTGCTGTTATCGTCACCAGCCTGCCTTGCTGACCACGGAATCTGTTTAAAAGTAAACGTAGTAGCTCCAGTGTTCTCTAGCTGATAAGGCATGGTAGAAGCGTCAAGACCAGGGGATGTATCCCTAGCAACTGCTTCTTTCCAAAAACCTGGACCACGTTTTACCTTGCCGGAAGCTGAATCATTAAATGCTTCATACTGCAAATAATAATCGTCATCCGCAGAGCTTGTGTTAATAATTTTTACATGGTGACCATCAAAAGATTCTGCAGGTAGATCGCTAGCATTTCCTACGGAATCTTGAAACACCTCAAGAGACAGGTTACCAGCACCACCTTTTCCTTCAATAGTAAATGCAGTAGCAGTACCGGTAGGTGTACTGTAATCTGTAACTACACCATTTGTAACACCTGAACCAGTCATGCGTTTAATCACAAGGCTGTTAGGGTATGCCTCTAGATACCATTTACCATCAAAGTCAGCATTTGAATTACCCTGTTCTGTAGTAATAGTATCTACAATAGCGTCAACTAGATGGTGGTTAGTATTTGTACTACCACTATCATAAACCAAAAAATCATCGTATGTGGTGTTACTTTGTGCCTCAACCTCTGATTTAATACCCTGAATAGTTACGGAGTATTTGTTTTCTGACAGCGTTACCAGTTTAATGGTTGCTACAGAATTAGCAACATATGTAGCCGCAGCCTGCATAGCAGTGGTAACAGTTTTGTTAGTAATAACTGTAACATCCTGCACACTACGGAACTGGTAGTCAGACTGCTTAGTACCAGTCAGGTAAGAAGCACCGTTGTTAGTTACTGTACAAAAAGTACCATCAGCTTTAGTCCACACATAGATGTTAGAACCTTTGATAGCACCAATGTAAGAACCAGCATCATCTCGGTCAATAAAGAACCAAGCGGCATCAGCCAGTTCTGACTTAGTAAATGCATCACCGTTTGCCTTTTTGAGAACGTTGATATGCTCCATACCAGGTCTTTTCAGCAGACCATAGGTAGGATCAGGGTACCCATTCTCACACTCAGTAACCTGATTGATTAATTTTTTGTCATCATTCTGGCGGGATACACCACCAAGAAAGTTAGGGGTTGTTTGAGTTACTGCTGGCATTAGCGTTGTAGGGTATGGAACGGCTTATATGGTCGATAGAAGTTACCATGGCTAGGTGATCCAAAGAAGGAATAATCACCTTGGTTACACTCATACTCCAAGGCTTGAGAACGTGTAACAGCTTCTTTTTGCTGCAGGATTTGGTATTGATTAGCATCACCGATAATACGGCTAGACACAATAGCTGCAGCACGTGCTACAATGTATGCCTGGATAGGTTGTGGAATACTTTCCCAATCAAAGTACCATACAATATCTACATAGACAGTCTCTGCTGTCCACTTATAACTATGCTTTTTCTTGTCGTAAAGTTTACCTCCACGGAAGATAGCATCCTTTTCAATGTTCTCAGGGTAACCTCCATTTAGGTCCATCTGTAGAACATCGTCTGCAATCCTGATTTCGTTATTAGAATCAGGTGTAATTTTATAATCAAACTCAGTATTATATGACCAGCCTTCAGCCTGTACTTCGCGTGAGACTTCCCTCAGGGTGTTGAGTGCAATCGCAACGTCCGGGTTGGTTTGAGTTTCAACTCTAGTTGTAACTTTGTTTTGTGTAAGAGATCGTTCAGCTACAGTCTGAGAAATGTTCAGAGTGTATTCATAAGTAACAGGATCTGTAGCAGGTACAGCTTCAGTACCAGCAACAGCAATCGACGTACCAGTCGTCACACCCGTGCCACCAATATATGTACCAACAGGAATGTTAGCAGTTTCAGTGGTAAGTGTAGTACCAGAGATAGATCCAGTAAAACGATCGACTTCACTAATTACAATAGTTTCTTCAGTTGTCAACGTAGTAACAGGAGCCTGACCAACTGACGCCAGGATCTGATTAACAGCTTTAAGCTCAGTGGAGCCAGTAGATAGGTAAGGCATAGTTGATAATGAGTATTATTCTCAATAAAGAAATAAAAAAAAGGAGCCCCCGAAGAGGCTCCCGTATAACCGCAATCAGAATGCGGAAGGCTTGGTAGCAGTACCAGCAAACAGTTCCACACAAGCGGCGGGATTCAGGTAGTCAGCACCCATGGCGAGACGACCCAGGATCACGTCACCCTGGTAGATGGTGGACACGTCGCCACTGGTGACTTGCACCTGAGGAGCGATAGCCTCCACGCAGCCAGCACCTTCGCGTTGGAAGATGAGACCACAGCTGTTAGCGAATTCGGTTTCTTCACCGTACTCATTGTTGATACCGGTAACATCGTTAGCAGCATCTTCAATAGCTTCGGACACGAAGGAACCAGTGTTACCAGGATCGGTCACACCGGGGTTCGTGGCAGAACCAGTACCATACTTGGTACCGTACTGAGAGAAGAACGGAATGTTCATAGACTTAAAGATTTTGATTCCGGCGATCTCCACCACGCCGTTTCCACCCTGCAAGGCAGAACCTTGGGAATCACGGTTCACCAAACCATTGCTACCAACCTCTTGGATCAGTGCATAGTATTGGCGGGGGTTGAGGACCCCGACACGTCCGTCCTGGCTGACACCCTTCTCATCGAGGGCAGCGGCAGCATCATAGAATGCGGTCACCAGCTTACCAGAATCATAGGCATCAGAAGCAGCGGTGCCGGAGGAACCAACACGGATCTGAGTACCGCCCGGCTCGACATAGCCAGACTTAGTGATCGGAGAAGCAGCACGTGCACCGCGAGTCAGGGCACGGAAGATCAGACGGTCATATTTTTGAGCAAGTGCGTAGCCGATCTTGCGAGAGATCTCGGAACGCATGTCGTAATGAGAAAGGGTCTCATCAAGGTCGTACAGGAATGCACTGGAGATCAGCAGATCATCGACCGTGATGGTCTTCTCAGCCACCGGAGGTGCCCCGTTGGAGTCACCCAGGATGCTGTTACCAGGCGTATGGAATTCCGCCTTGGTGTGACCAGTGTAGATAAACTGGAGAGACTTACCGTTGGTCAGCGTACGACGCATAACCAGATCCCGAGCGATAGCATTATGCTGGAATCCTTTGAACATTTCACCTGAGAAGAGCTTCAGGTAAAGAGCGCGGGCATCACCCGTCGCGTTAGATTGACCGGGGCGAGTCAGACTCGCAGCCATGTCAGAAGATTGAAAAGGCATTTTAATTAGATAATTTTATTTAAACAAGCTTCAAACGTTTGAAAAATTTTGCTGTCTATCCAGCCGTCTAGACGGTCAGAGGTATCGGCGTACCGGCTCTAACCAATGCAAGGGAGGTCCGACTCTGAGGTGCCTCCCAAGCTTTTTACAGAAGACCTTTAAGGCACTTCTTTTGTTTACGGCATTCTGGCTTTTTATCACCACAATGTCCACAGCGTTGAAATACAACCTCGGTATCACCGGGTGTCAGAGAAGTGACACTGGCTTTGACCTTACTAGATTGCATTGATTGGAACTGACCGTTTGCTGCACGCTTTCGTTTAGCTGGCATAATTAGTTAAGAACAGTTTTTTATATGCTGTGCCACGGTAGCACAGTGCGACTTCTTTTTCTTCGCGGAGCATTTTGTTATACTCTTTGATGATGTAGCGCTTTTCGAGATCAGACATAGTTCGTACAGGAGTAAACCTAAGCCCCGTTCCATGCTTAGGCAGTCATGCGTCTACGGTTGACTCAAGTACCATTTTTGTAAACTGCGTTTCTAAGAACTCAATGTCTTGTTGTTCTTGAGGGTGACCACCAGGCCACTGTTTTTTATACAGTCTTAGTGCATCACGAATAATGCGAGCACCATCATCACAGACTCGAATGTCAAACATAGATGAACGTACGAATAAATTACTTGCCTCTAATTTTTTTGATCATTTCATTACGTTTACGACCCGCATCACCAGAAGCACCGATAACACGACCAGAAAAAAACTTGATTAAAAACTTTTTCTACAAGATCATTTTTCTTTTTAGGTTTAGCCATTGTATTAACCAATAGTAGGAGCAGTGAGAGCAACAGAAGTAGTCTCAGCAGCCGCCAAGTCAAGGGGGAAGTTGTGGGCATTGCGTTCGTGCATGACTTCCATACCAAGACCAGCCCGGTTCAGGATATCTGCCCACGTGTTAATCACGTGACCTTCACGATCCTGAATAGACTGGTTGAAGTTGAAGCCATTCAGGTTGAACGCCATGGTTGATACACCAAGAGCAGTAAACCAGATGCCAACAACAGGCCAGGCAGCAAGGAAGAAGTGAAGAGAGCGAGAGTTGTTGAAAGATGCATATTGGAAAATCAGACGACCGAAGTAGCCATGAGCTGCGACGATGTTATAGGTCTCTTCTTCTTGACCAAACTTATAACCATAGTTCTGACTCACCTCTTCAGTTGTCTCACGGATAAGTGAGGAGGTAACCAGACTACCATGCATAGCAGAGAATAGAGAGCCACCGAAGACTCCAGCAACTCCCAGCATATGGAATGGATGCATAAGGATGTTATGCTCTGCCTGGAAGACAAACATATAGTTGAAAGTACCTGAGATGCCCAGGGGCATTGCGTCAGAGAAGGATCCCTGTCCGAAGGGATACACCAGAAACACGGCACTCGCTGCTGCAACAGGTGCAGAGTAAGCAACGAAGATCCAGGGGCGCATACCTAGTCGATAGCTAAGTTCCCACTCTCGTCCCATGTAAGAATAGATACCAATGAGGAAGTGGAAAACGACAAGCTGGAATGGACCCCCGTTG